TGGAAGAGTATGCCGCTCCGGACTTGGCGCGGTATTGGGATGTCTACGCCGAGCTAGAGAAATGAACTACCTAAACGCGGTTCAGGCTTGGCTACGCAAACACCCAGACTCACCGCTAACTGCGGAGGATGGCGAATTACTGGTTAACGTGGCCAGCCGTTGGAGCCACACAACTGGGATACCAGTGGAGCCGAACGGACAAATTCAAGACTATTTCAGACAGACGCTAGAATGGCTAGAGGCCTGGGAGCGCTGTAACGGCATGATTTGTAAGGCGCAACGTGGTAAAATAACCCATGGGTGACGTACTACAATTCCGCCGCCGGGAGCCGGAGAAACAGCACGGTACCGGCATGGCGTTTTGCATCGGATGCGGGCACGAATGGGTGGCCGTGGCTGAAGCCGGGACGACAGTGCTGCAATGCCCGGAGTGCCAAGCGCACAAGGGGAAATGGTGTTTCGAGTTCTACCCAGCATCCGGCCAGCTAGTACGGCAATGTAACTGCGGGAACCAGCTGTTCTACATGACGCCAGATGGCCACATGTGCGCTAACTGCGGCATCTATCAGGAGTATTGAATGGAAAACCAACATCGCAAAATCAGTGGATATCGTGAACTCTCGCAAGAGGATATCGACCTGATGAACCAAGTTAAGGCCGCCGGGGACGAGTTACTTAAACTGCAAAAGCGGATCATGAGCCGCCTCGATATTCAGAAGGCCAGCAAGGAAATAGGAAGCGGCGAAGGCCACAGGAAGCCGACGTTGGATGAGATGGCAGAGTATGAGCGCTTCAATGCTGCCGAGCCTCACCGCTGGGGCGCCATAGACAAGACGGACATCCAGACTGGCGTCATGGCACTTGTGCGTGCTATTGCCCAGCCGAAGGGGGTGTAAATGGCCACGATTCCGTTAGAGAGACTCAGCGCAAAGCAAGGCCTGGCATTCATCGACCGCGTACACGCCATGCGTATTGAGCGCCTAGAGCGTGAGCGCGTGGACGCCGAAAGGCGTGCGGAGCTTGAGCTTCACGAACGGGAAAAAGAGGCTAGGTATCGACGCATGGAAGAAAGGCTTCGCCAAGAAATAGAAGAAGACCTTGCCTTTGAGCTTGAGAGCGCGGAAATAGCAAGGGAAGCCAGGAAGGAGCTGAAACAGTACGCTGTCGGCTTTGCAATCGCGCTTGGGCTGGTGACACTGATTGCGGTGGTGTGAGATGGATACGACTCCGCCGACCTTCACCGGAAGGATAGTGCCAGGCCCTGACGGATTCCTTCCGCCCGTAGCGCACATGCTCCACCGCAGCTACATAGGATCGGTAGAAGTTAGCTTCGAGCGCGATTGCCTGCATGGACGAATACAGGGCATACGCAGCCTGATAACCTACCGCGCCAGGACGCCGGCAGAGCTGCTAGCAGAATTCATCAGCGCAGTGGATGACTACCTGGCAGATTGCCACGCAGACGGCAAAGAGCCTGAGCAACCAAAGGGAGACACATAGACATGGCAAAGAGCACAACCCCCGCGCGCGACAAGCTAGAAGCATACGGGATAGATGCCATATGTGAGGACATCGCCAGCGGCAAGAAGCTTGGGCAGATTTCGAAGGAGCTGGGCGTGGCGATTGGTAGCCTATCGATGTGGCTAGAGCGCCCGGAGAATATCGAGCGGTACAAAGCGGTACAAGAAAGCATGTCTCCCGCGCGTGATAGGCTGGACGAGTACGGGCTTGATGCAGTGTGTGAGGATATCGCGAACGGCAAAACGCTGACGTGGATATCGGAAAAGGTAGGCGTTTCTATTGGGAGCGTTGCGGCTTGGATTGAAAGGCCTGAGAACTCCGCACGCGTTAAATATACCCGGATGCAAATGGCCAAGGTCTGGGATGAAATGGCGCTGGATCAAATCCAGGCAGCGACAGACCCGTTTGAGCTGAATAAAGCCAGGGAAGCCGCGCATCATTACCGCTGGCGTGCCAGTAAGATTGCGCCACGTGAGTATGGTGATAAACTCGACATCACCAGTGATAACGAGAAGATAAGCCCGTTCACTGCGCTACTCACCCAATTGAAGGCGCCAAAACAGACGAATGACGAAGGCCAAGATTGATTCTGACGCGCTAGAGCTGGCGCGAATTCTCAGTGAGGACTTCCCTCAGTACGCCTCTATTTGCCTCAAAATCGCCAACAAGCAGGGTCAGCAAGTCCCGCTGCTGCTGAATCAGGCGCAGTTATACGTCCACAAACGGCTAGAAGAACAGCGCGCCAAGACTGGCAAAGTCCGCGCGCTTATTCTCAAGGGCCGGCAGCAAGGCATCTCCACTTACGTCGAAGCTCGATTCCTGCACAGGCTGCATTGGAACGTCGGCCTCAAAGCTGTGGTGATGGCGCACCAAGCCGCGTCAACGTCATCCATATTCGGCATGGTGCAGCGCTACGCCAAAAACATTCCCGAGGTTATACGTCCGGCAATAACGCGAGACGCGGCAGGCTTCCTGGAGTTCGGGCAGCAGGATTGCGGTTATCGTGTGGCTACCGCTGGTAGTGACGCAATCGGACGAGGCTGGACGGCCCAGCTATTGCACGGCTCGGAGTTCGGGTTCTGGGCAAGCGCTGCGGAACATTTCTCAGGTATCGGCCAGGCCATCGCGGATATGCCCGGCACTGAGGTAATTCTAGAGAGCACGGCCAATCAGGTAGGTGATGAGTTTCATATCCGCTGGCAGGCTGCTGTAGCAGGAACAAGCGACTACATCGCCATATTCGTGCCGTGGTTCTGGGAGGCCGGGTACACGCGCGACGGCGATATAACGCTGACCCAGGCAGAGCGCGATTATCAGCGGCTCTATAGCCTGACTAACGGGCAGATGGCATGGCGGCGCGCAAAGATTGATGGTGACTTTGACGGCGACGAAGCCCGCTTCATGCGTGAGTACCCATCGACGCCTGCGGAAGCATTCCTTGCGTCGGACGAACTGAGCCTTATCAGGCCAGACCCAATAGCCAAGGCCCGACACAACCACATCGAGGATGACTCCCTCATTGGCCCGGTCATAATCGGCGTAGACCCTGCGCGGTTCGGTGACGACTTTACGGCCATAGTGACGCGACGCGGGCGCAAGTGCCTGTCGCTAAAGCGCATTCACGGGCTCAGCACCATGCAAGTAGTCGGTGAGGTTACGCGAGCCATGCGCGAGACCCGGTGCGATGCCGTGGTGATCGATATTGGCGGCCTTGGCGCGGGGGTATTTGACCGCCTGCTAGAGATTGGGTATGAGAACGTGTTTGGCGTGAACTTTGGAGAGAAAGCGCTCAACCAAGACAAGTACCGGAATCGCCGCTCTGAAATGTGGGGGCTGATGAAAGACTGGCTATCAGAAGGCCCGGTAGATATACCAGATGACGAGGTCTTGGTAGGTGATTTATCCGGGCCACATTACAGTTACGACAGCTACGGGCGCCTTGAGCTAGAGAAAAAAGAGGATATGAAGAAGCGCGGCATTAAATCCCCAGACGCTGGCGACGCATTGGCTTTAACATTCGCCCTGCCATTCAATGCCATACGTCGCAACGAACACCGTATAATCAACCCCGAGCCAACACAATTCACGGGTGATAGCTATGCAGGATATTGAGCACGAACTAGATGAGGCGCAACGCGACGATGAGCGGCGCACTCAGGTTATGGCTATCGCCAGTCGATTGCAGTCAATGGCCGCCGACAGAGTTCAGAAGCGCGGGCCACTTGAGAAACGTTGGCTGGACGATTTGAACCAGTACAATGGCGAATACGGCGACGAGCTAAAGAATATGCCGGTCGGTCGCTCCCGCGCATTCGTCAACCTGACCCGCAAGAAGTGCAATTACTTGGAGGCGCGGCTCGGGGAAATGATTCTCCCGACCGATGACCGCAATTATTCCATGGGGCCGACGCCAATACCGGACGTAGCCAATATCCCGAAAGGCGATGTTGAGCTGCTGATGGAGATTGCCAAGAACAAAGCACTCGCCATGCAGCGCGAGATAGACGACCAGCTATCAGAGTCCGGGTACAACGAAGTCATGCGCGGCGTGATCCATGATGCTGTAGTGCTGGGCACCGGCATCGTCAAAAGCCCCACGCTGGTACGCTCGGTCAAGAAGCGGTACACGCAAGAAGATGTGGCCGGCATGAAGATTTCCAAGCTGGAAATCAAAGAGGAGCTGCGGCCAGGCCTGGAGCGCGTCAGCCCGTGGCATTTCTTCCCTGACGACTCAGCCACCAAGATCGACCAAGCCGAGAACGTGCTACAGCGGTACCCAATGAACCGCAAAGAGCTGAAAAACCTTTGCAAAATCCCCGGCTTTGACCATGACGCGATTGCTGAGATTCTTTCAAGCAATCCCGACCAGACGCTTAGCGGCTATTACGACGAAGCCCGCATCAATCCCGACGAGACAAACTCCCGCGCTGGCGGCAGATACGAGGTGTGGGAGTTCCAAGGCTGCCTGTCTGCTGAGGACGCGAACATTCTCGGGATAGAGATGGGCGTAGACGAAGAGAGCGGCGAGCAGGCCTACAAGCGCGAGCCACGGCTTATCATCTGGTTCTGCAATGAGTACGTGCTCAAAGCCGTAGCATACCCCTACGAGGATGAGGAGCTGCCATACAGCGTGTTCTGCTGCGAAGAGGACGATTACACCGTGTTCGGTCGCGGCCTGCCCTATCAGGTGCGCAATAGCCAGCGCGTGGTTAACTCTGCCTGGCGCCTGACTATCGACAATGCAGCCGTCGCAGCGATCCCCCCGATCATCGTAGACAAGAAGGCCATTCGCCCGGCTGATGGCTCATACGCGCTCACTGCGGGCAAAGTCTTTGAGTATGTCAACGTGGGCACTGGTGCGCCAGATCGCCCGCCTGTCGTGCCGATTGATGTCCCCATGCGCGCCGATCTATTGGGCAGCATCATGGATCGCGCCGTGCAATGGCTGGAGATGGAATCAGGCTTGCCAGATATCGCCACCCAAGAAGGCCCAAGCCCAGAAGTTGGCCGCTCGGCTACTGGGGCCAGCCTGCTGTTTAACTCTGCAAGCGCCCCGTTGCGCCGGCTGGTCAAACAGTTTGATGACCGCATAACAAACCCGGTTATTGAACGGATGTACGCATGGAATATGGAGTTCAACCCAAAATCCGAAATCAAAGGGGATTTCCATGTAATGGCGCTAGGCTCATCCACGTTGATGGTGCGCGAGCAGCAGCAGCAAGCATTGATGATGATGTCGCAACTATTCGCCAGCAATCCGAAATACGCGCAGAACACAGATTGGACTGCGTTGCAGCGGCAGATAGTCAAGGGGGCGCAACTCAACGTTGAAGACATCATGATGTCCGAAGAGGAGATGGCCGCTCAGGCGCAGCAACAACAGCAGCCGTCGCCTGAGCAAATGAAGATGCAGATGGAAGTGCAGAAGATGCAGCTTGAGCAGCAACGCATGCAGATAGAAACCGAGCGCGCACAGGCCGAGCTGCAATTGAAACAGGTTGATTTGGAGTTGAGGCAGGCCGAGCTGCAATTGAAACAAGCCGAGATGGTGGGCGATCAGCAGATTGAATCTATGCGTGCCGAGGCCGAAATGACTAAGGCCCAAACAAACGCACAGGATAGCCAGAATGACGTCCAGCGCGAGGTTCTCCGGCAGCAAGGCGAGCAAGCCCAGCGCGACCACGACCGAGAGACTCAGCTTATTGCCATCTCTGCCGAACAACAGCAGAGCATCAATGAGACGCGCACGGAATTGCAATTGGAGGCCGCCAAGATGGACGCAGAACAGCAGCGGTTCAATGCAGAAATGACCGTCAAGGTTAGCCAGGGGAGCGGCATATGATCGACCCGCTTTCGAAAGAATGGCTGGCGATCAAAGCGTGGGCGGAAGATCGAAAAAAAGACACGCAAGAAGCATTGACAAATTGCATCCCGCATGATGACAGCACGTTTAAACGGGGTTATTATGCTGCCATTGTTGAATTACTCTCAATTGTCGAGAAGCGAAATACAATCGATGACCAGCCGTACAACATATGACCCGGGTACACCGGGCTAAATCGGAGCCGCTGCCGTGCCTGAACAGTTGAACGAAACTCAAGAAACAAACGATGATGCCGAGTGGGCGGCGGTAGTTGCTGCCGATGAAGCTGGGCACACCATCGAGCCGGAGCAAGAAGAAGTACCAGCCGCTCAAGAAGCGGCAGCCAGCGAGCCAAAGGCCGCCGCTGCGCCACAAGAAGAGGACGAATTGACCCGCCTGCGTCGAGAACGCGATGAGGCCGTTCATAAAGCCAAATCTGAGGCAGGCAGACAGGCCGCTTTGCAGCGCCGCTTGGCAGAAGCAGAAGCAAAAGCAAGGGAAGTTTCCAGGCCTGCCACGCCGGCAATATCCGAAGAGGATGCCCGCGTACTGGCAAAGCTGAAGGAGGACTACCCGGAGCTGTCCGAGGCGCTGGATAAGCGCTTTGGCATGGTCGAGAAGATCGTAGAGCAGCGCGTAAAGGAAACCGTTGAGCCGCTTCAGAATCTGTATCAGGAGCAATCCAGAGCACAGCAAGAAGCCGCAATTCAGCAATCCCTTTCCGTTGTCACTGCGAAGCACGCCGACTGGCAGCAAGTAGTCGCATCACCTGATTTTGAGACGTGGTTGAGTAATCAGCCGCCTGCATTCAAGAGCATGGTTGGATCGTGGGACCCGTCGGACATCAATTACGTATTCGACCGGTTCAAGGAATCCAAGCAGCCACAGGCCGCTGTAGCCCAAGCCGTCGCAGCAACCAAACAGTCCAAACTCGCCGCAGCTGCTGGAATCCCTTCCAAGCCTCACAAGGTGGAAGCCCAGGCCGGCGATGATGACGACGCACTGTGGGCAAAGCTTGTCGAGGAAGATAGACGACAGGCAACCACGGGAGCGCTTCGTTCACTGAAACGATAAGGAGTTATCGAAATGGCAATTAATACCTACGGTGATATCACCTCGGGGCAGGCGTACAAGTTCATCGCCAACGCCCTTAAAGTCGCGGATGAGATGAGCGTACTGTCCAAGTACATCACCCCCATCCCCCTGGACAAGAACAGTACCGACACCGTCAAGGTCTCCGCTCCGAACCTGTTCGGCGTGCTGACCAGCCCCATGGCTGAAGGCGTCACACCTACCTCGCAGAGCCTGACCTATCGGGATGTGAGTGCGACCGTTGAGCAGTACGGCGCAAACATCATCATCACCGACAAGGGCGTTGATTTGAACGACCGCATGGTCATGGTCGATGCACCCAACGTGCTGGCCCAGCAAGCCGCAGAAACCGCTGAATACCTGAACTGGCAAGCCATGATCGCCGGCAATCAGGTTTACTACGCTAACGGCTCCGCCCGCAGCGCGGTAAATACCGAGTTCAGCATCACCACCTTGCGCAAGGCAACCCGCTTGCTACAGCGTAATCGTGGCCGCTTCCACACCAAGATGCTGACTGGCGCCTTGGAAATTGGTACGGCTCCGATTGACGCTGGTTATCTGGCCTTCTGCCACACCGACTTGCAGCCTGTTATCCGTGCGCTGACCGGGTTCACCCCCGTCGCAGAATACGGCGGCGGCAAGGGCCTGGAGTACGAATTCGGTTCCGTCGAAAACGTGCGCTTCATCACCACCCCGATGCTCGTGCCGTTCGCTGGCGCTGGCAACGTTGGTGGCGCTGTTGGTGCGATGATCCCGAACGACGCCGACGCGACCAAGGCCGCCGTTTACCCGGTCGTGATCACCGGCATGGACGCTGTCCACATGATTGCCCTCAAAGGCAAGAACCAGATGACCCCCAAGGTTCGCAAGCCCGGCACCCCGAGCGACAGCGACCCGCATGGTCAACGTGGCAGTGTGGCTGTGGACTTCTGGTGGCGCACCTTCATCACCAACGAAGCCTGGCTGGTTCGTATCGAAACCGCCGTAACGCTGTAAGGAGAGCGACATGAAACTCAATGATCTGACCAGCGAAGCAACGCGCGAGGCGTCCGGCAATTTCGCATCGACCAAGGCCGGCCTGGCCATCGGTACCGTGAAATCGGGCATCAACACCGCCAACACGATTCAGTTCTGTATCAACGGCATCAGCTACACCAAAGCCGCTGTTACGTCGGAAGCGTTGGTGGCCGCGCCTGGCACTGCGGCATTCGTGCCCATCCCTACCGGCAAAACCTGCTACATCGTCATGTGCCTGAACTCGTCTGGTACCGTTTACGCGGTGCAAGGCGAGTACGACGGCCAGACGTTCGTCAACGCCAACAGCATGCCTACCGTGGCTAGCAACGCCGCCCGCGTAGGCAAGTCGGTGATCCCTGATATCCCTAGCACGCTGACCGCGTTTGGCTATATCAAGGTCGTCAACGCCAGCGGCTCGAACTTCGTGATTGGCACCACGCTGTTTGATGCAGCCAGCGTGACCACCACGTTTACCGACGTCATGCATCTGCCTGCAACCAATCCGTAAGCTGCGGCAGCGGCGAGCGACTCATGGCCAGGGGGCTACCCCCTGGTCTTTTTGGAGGACTCGAAATGAGCGACATCAAAAAAGTGGAGCGCGACGGCAATACAACCCGGTCGTTTTATGAGTCCGGCGAGTCGGTC